CAACTTTTTCAAGAAATGTCCCTGTAAATATTGTCATTACTGGTACTACGATAAATGCTGATAGAAAAGTCATGTTGTATTTCCTTTATACTAAGTCTACGATTTCACAGGAATCACCAGAACACGCTAGTGTCTGACTCCCTGCAGTGTTGTCTTCCTTCTCATAGTTTGCTAGGTCTTCCCAATCAATCTTCTCTGGCATAAGAGATAGCAGTTCGTGGTAGTCGTGCTTACCACAGTCTTGGTAAGGTGCTTGCTGGTATGTATGCTCATTGAAGGGCAAGAAAGATACACCCGACATCTCATCAAAGTACTTGTATACAAAGGCACCCACTTCAAACCATTCATCAGAACGGACATTTATAGTTACGCTAGGCTTATGTTCGCACCAATGCCGTTGATACATGAGCCACATCTCTAGCTGCTCAATTGCTGTAGTATCTTTGGTACACACTGCGCCAGCAGGAGCCTTCTGAGGGAAGCTAAACACTGTAGTCTGGTCTGGCTTCATTACGTCTGGCGCATTAGGTATCTTCTGATCCTTCATAAACTGTGTCAGTGGATCTTTATTGTCACCACGTACAGTACGAATATAATAGGGTGAGTGACGAGAGTGAATACCAGAGGCGGAATTAACCAGTTGTGATACCGTCCCGGAAGGCTTAACGCATGTGATAGCAGTAGAGACAGGGATGCCAAGGCGCTCAGCCCACTCAGCATTAGTAGCCACGGCGATAGACTTAAGATGCTCAAGTGTTTTCTCCAATCCAGCGTTCTTAGTTGTGAGTAATGGGTTATCCATTATCCCCGTGAGAGACACACCCAGCAGTCGTTCTTCTTCGGTATTTCGCTCCCACAGTTTTCGCAGATAGGGGAACTTTGTGTAGGTAGATTGTACTGTACCCAAGATTGTAGCAATACGAACTTTTCTTTCAAGGTTTTCAATGTTATCTGTCGCACGCACTACTACCTCTGTTAAATTACATACTTGACCTGATCGTAATATGATCTCACTGCACGGGTTAGTGCCAAACTCATAGTCTGCATTACGCCTACCATTCTTAGCTGCTTGCTTCTTAGCTGCCTCACGGTTAAAGATACCACGCTCACCTGAGCCTGACTCAACCAGTGCCATCCACTCACGCATAAACGATAGACTGTCAGGCTTCTCAGAGTATGACACAGAGTTGTTAGCTAACGCACGTTGTGGGTTGTTCTCCCACCATGCACCTGACTTAGCGTGACGCATCTTATCATCTGATAGATTGCTCAATGATATCATAGCACTACGGCGCACACCACCTACAACCACTACCTCACCAATCTTACACATGATGTCGTGGCACTCAATGCTGGACAGCCTACGGTTCTGTGCATCCTTGAATGTACGTATAACGAAGTTAAACAAGTCAATCAGAGGTGCAGGTCCACTAGCCCTACCACCAAACGTCTTGAGCCTTGCACCTGCAGGGCGTACTCTGCTTACATCCCATGTAGGGATCTCTCCACTGTACAGTAGAGCAATCAATTGACGTAGGGACTTAGCCCAACCTTCCTTGCTGTCCTTAACTACAATGTTAGTCTCGCTTTGGAATAGCTCAGGTACTTCAGGTAGTTTCTGAACGTACTGACGCTCAACGCTGAAGCCTACACCTGTGCCACACAACAACACAAACATAGCTTCATCAAATGCTACGATGTTATCTACTGCAATGTATGAGCAGTTGTACATGCTTACATTATCACGCATAGCTGCAGGTCCAGCTGTCATCATAGCTCTCATTGATGGCATAACTTCTAAACCTAGAATAGCCTGCTCAATATCTTTGATGTACGAATCGTTACCTGCTAGAGGATATATAATGTTATCCATGTAACGTGAGACTGTCTCTCCCCAATTCTCACGCCTTCCTTCCTTGTCCAGCCATCGTGCATAGCGGGACTTGTGTATAAATGATTGGTAGTCTGTTGGTAGATAGTTACTCATCTGTTGTCCCCTGATCCCTTTAATACGCCACGCTCTTTGCGACTGTTTAGTTTCTCCATATTAATCTCAGCAATCTTTTGTAAGTTACTCCCTATACAGTTAGCAACAGCTGTAACGTAAAACAAGGTGTCACCTAATTCTTTTTCTGTTCCCTCAATGTCAAATGTAGCGCCATCTCTTAGGCTCTTTTTTAATTTCTCTGCTACCTCACCTGCTTCTCCAACAAGTCCTAGTATGTTTTCTAATAGTCTAGTGTATCCTTTAGTTAGTATTAAACCTTCAACCCACTGACTGTAAGCAGCTAGGTCATTCTTAGGTATACCATCTTCATTAAACTTGTCATTGTATTCTTCTATGTCTGTCTTGTAACGTATAGAATCCATGTCTTCTTGTGTAATCATTGCCGTTCCTTTACATATAAATTTTCTATGGCAACATCATCTGTGTCATAAAAAGTATCTAGTACTAAGTCCTGAACATCTGTTGCATGGGAGAACTCATCTGAAGATAATATATTATTACCCTCATCTAGCTCCATAACAAACGTTACACTAAATCGTTTCTTCATTGATGTAAGTCCACCCATCGTTGTCGCATCCTACCTAAATACCACATAGCTTTATCAATATCTTCTAACCCATTCTTGTACTCACACCTCCACATGTACTTCAGTACGTTAGCTGCATGTGGTGCTATAGCCCCAGACATCTTTTCTGTCATAGCCTCTATAGCATCTATGCACTCTATACCACCTTGGTTATAATGTACAGGCTTATTAACTGGATCATTTGTCTTTATCTCAAATTTAGGTATGTCTTCATTCATTATGCATTACCTTCTGTTTTAGTATGAATAGTTAACTTAATAACCTTACCGTCTGTACCCTCTACCTCTTCGTATATAGGTGGTGTCTTTCCAAATTCAAGCTCTATCATCTCAGTTCTTCTTTCATCTACTGTATCATAAACATATTCATCGTATTGAATAACGTCAATGAATGCACTTAGTAGAGTTACTAAATCAACTAGGTAGGATATATCATCTGCCTCTAAATTGCTATCTTCATGCATTGCAATAGCAGTAGAGATGTCACCAGACCATTTGTTTTCTTTATCAAAGGTCACAGGTCTGATTATAAAAGCTATCTCATTTGCTTTAACAGTGTATGCCACTTAATCCTCCTTTTCTTGTTTTAGTAAGATACGGTTGGTAGCTATTACCCTACCTTTTTCTTTAAGCCACTCCTCAGGTATAATTCTATGTGACCACATAAATTCATTCTTTTCACACCACTCATAATACCTAGACTTAGCACCCTTGTATAGCTTAGCCTTTGCATTACTAAATACAAACCTAATGTCTAGCTCTGGATGTTGCTTACGTACTTGTATGTGTTTATTTCTATCTTCAGAATCAAACAACCCTTTCGTTTCAATTATAATACCATTGTCTAGCATAAAGTCAGGCGTGTAAGTGCGATAGCGTAGGTCTTTCCATTCTATCTTTATTGCTTCATACCTGACTTTATATTGAATTGGCTTGAGGAACGCAGCAACTTCTTTCTCTAAGCCGCTGCGATACCTTCCAGACTTATGCGTCCTCTTTGTCGTCATCTTCTGGTGTCTCAACAAGAGTTTCTTTCAAGCGTTTAATGACTTCAGCTGACATAATCTTAAGACCATTTATCTTGTATTCTGCTTGCCGTCTCATGTTTGCATTAAATTGAATCTCTGCAAGCATATTATTCTGCTCATCAGAAAAGTTCTCTGTGTCATATTCAACATCGTCTAGTTTTACTGTAGCCATTATAACATTCCTTGATTAGCTAGGTGTACGTATTCTACATCAGGAGCCATCTTCTTTCCCTGATATACTTTAGAAGGCAGAACCTTGAGTTCGGGCCAGCATTTCTTCTTGTGGTCACAGAAACCACACTGCTTACTGAGTTTAAAATGCCCACTAGCCTTACCTCTGTATGTCTCAGGCTCAGCAGTGAAGCAACGCTCAAATGGTTCGTCATTAGTTATGTAGTCGTGCGTATCCTGGATGTCAGACATAACCGCCTTCTTATCCAGTGAGGCAGCTGACACATACTTGAAGTGTCCGTTACCCTTGTTGACTACCCACCAGCCACCAACGTTCTTGTCAGCTGCCTCTGCGTAGCCTATAAGCTGTGGGATGTAACCAAAGCTGTCACCCTTAGATAGTGTCTCTGCATCCACAAACTTATTAGTGTAGGACCAAGGTGATGCACTCTTTACATCGTCTATTGCTCCGTCCATCACCATGTCATATTCACCACTTACTTCAGCGCCACCCTTAAGCTTGAGGGTGACCCTATCGTTATCTTTAAATTCAACCTTTGCAGCCCTGAGTAACCCTTTGAAGATAGCCTCTGTCCAATCACCCATTAACATGTTCAACATGAATGCGGTTGGCTTTTGAATATCTGTCTCAGGGTTATTCTTATCGAACCAAAGCTGACACTTAGGACGCCCAATGTTGGACATCCTAAGCCTAAACTTGTCTCGTGGACCACTGTTGAACTGCTTCTCTAAGGCTGCTGCGACATCATCACAGATCAGCTTAATGTTTTCCTTAGTCATAGAAGATTTACCATCTATAGCTTTTCTAAGGTAAGAGTGTACTGACAGTTCAGCAGGATGATTCATTACTGAAAGTCCTGCACATCAACGATGCTACCCACAATGGATGCATCTTCTCGTGAGATGGTAGCTACGTTGTTCTCATCCCACTTACTTAGAACCCAAACATTAGTACGCTCTACGTAAGCCATGAAGTCACGCAACAGTATGTCATCTCCTTCAGAGAAGCCTACCATGTCACCTAGAGAAGCTGTGACCTGAGCAAACTTATTACCGTTAGGCATAGCGTGCTCAGTGGCTGCTAAGTTAATGACATTCTCAATAGGTGTAACAGCCTTGCTAACCAAGGTACTTGTCACTGAGTTAATAGCCTTCAACGATGAAGGGTTCTTAACGTCAAATACAAATGGTACTTCACCTGCAAACTCTACTGAGTCACCGTCTTCATTAGTAGGGTTGTCTAAGCTGACTAATCCCATGAACACCTTAGTACGCTTAACGCTACGCATTACCTGCTTAGTTGCC